ATTTAATCAGCGAGTTCCATAAAGAATCTGGCATGCCTATATTGTTTAACACGTCGTTTAATCTCGGCGGAGAACCTCTAGTGGAAACCTTAGATGATGCTGTTAGAACTTTAGCCAACAGCCTAATGGAATATCTATATCTTCCCGAGTATGGATTTCTAGTAGAGGTTAAAAACGATGCTTAAAACATTTATCAACGAACAAGAAACTTTTGCTGTAAACGAAAATTTCGAAGTGCAGGTGATCGAGATGGGTGCTGAAAAGCATAAATTATTGATTGTTGATAATTTTTACAAAAACCCAGATTTAGTGAGGAATCTAGCTATAATGATTCCTCCTACAACTAACAAAAGAATACTAACAAATTTACCTGCCGATCATCACAGCGGACGAATCAACGCTTTTTATATCATGGATGGTCTGGCACCTACATTTGATCATATCTATAAAACATATTTGCCAGAAACATATAGATGCATGAGACCAAACGCTGTTTATGAATCTTTCAGAGATGCTACATTTATTGTTAATGTAATGACTTCGGAAAATCTTCCCGCTTGTTCACCCCACGTAGATTTCCCTTATGAAGATGTTTATGCGGCACTGATCTATTTGAACACTCCGGAAGAATGTAAAGGCGGTACTGGTTTTTATTCGTTTAACGGTCTAATGAAAGGTTTTTCTGAATGGATGGACGCAGAAAAAACCATAAAGCCTGACCACTTTATAGTAGATAGCGTAGGAGGTTGGCAGTTAGAGTATCTCGCAGAGATGAAATTTAATAGAATGGTCCTCTATCCTCAGGCTGTTTATCATACTGCGTATATTAAGCCAGGAATGTATACCGGCGATAATTATAGAATTAATCAAGTATTCTTTATATAACATGAAAATCACCATAGTTGGAGGCGGCACAGCAGGTTGGATGGCCGCAGCATTTTTATCAAGAAGACATCCTGACTTTAAAGTAGTCTTAATAGATAAAGTTATAGGAACTCCGGTCGGTGTGGGAGAAGCTACAGTCTTAGATTTTGAACCGTTCATGCGTGATTGTGGATTTGATTTTGATGAACTGCTGGCCACCGTTGACGGATCTTATAAATCAGGTATACTATTTCCAGGCTGGAAGAATAAAGAAAATTCAGTTTGGCATCCGTTTTTCATACACATGGTCCACTTAGATCTAGGATACACCAGTCAATGGGATATCTGGGCGCAGGATCAATCTTTGCCTTTTGCTACACACGGCTTACCTATGTTAGAAGTTAGCAAAAAGAACAAAGTAGATATTATCAAAAAAGAGAATTACGCATATCACGTGGACTGTGGAAAATTAGTCAAATTTATAGAATCTAAAATCCATCCTTTTATCGAGATTATTCGCTCTTCTGTTATTGAAGTTAAAAAAGAAGGAAAGAATATAGCAAGTCTGATGTTGGAAAACGGTGTCGAACATACGTCAGATCTTTTCATAGACTGCACTGGTTGGTCTAATCTTTTAAAAACTCCAGAGAAAGTAAATTTAGAAAATAGATTATTTTGTAATACAGCAGTCGCAGGCCATGTGCCCTATCAGGATGAGGAAAAAGAATTTAGACCTTACGTTATTTCAGAAGCAGTTGATCACGGCTGGATTTGGAAGATTCCTGTAAAGGGAAGATTTGGATCAGGACTGGTTTTTAATAGAAATATCACAGACATAGAAACAGCCAAAGACTATTTTGTCACGCACTGGGATAACAGAGTTAGCAAAGATAAACTTAAAGTGATAGACTGGACTCCTTACTACACTAAAAATTGTTGGGAAGGTAACGTTATTTCTATAGGATTAAGCAGCGGATTCATCGAACCCTTAGAGAGTACTGGCTTGGCTTTTATGAGAGCAGGGATCAGGAGACTCAGTGACAAGATTTCTCTGGGACTATGGAACGAATATGACGTAGAGTTGTACAATAGTCAGATGGTCAAAATGTACGAGGACACTGTAGATTTTATAAACATGCACTACGCTGACACTGAACGTATTGAGCCATTTTGGCAATATGTGAAAACAAATTATCAAAAATCAAAGACACAACAGTGGTATGAAAATTTCTTAGCTGACGAGACTAAATCATTCAAATATCTACCAGACTTAATTGGTGATTCTAAAATGTTTAATCATGCCAACTGGTTGCTGTGGTTAATTCAACTAGGTTATCCTGTTAAAAAACGTTTAGATATGCCCGAATACTATCAGAGTCTTGCTATGAACAGCTTCCTACATAATGAAAAAATTAGAGAAAAGAGATCAGTGCCTCACATTGATTCCCTGGGAATCTTAACCAAGGCGGATAGATGAAGGTAGTTATTGTAGGCGGTGGCACAGCAGGATGGATGACCGCAGCGTTCTTTAGAAATAATCTTCCCAGTTTTGATATAACTGTAATAGATAAAGAACAAGGTACACCTATCGGGGTAGGTGAAGCTACTCTTTTAGATTTTTCAGACTTCATGGCAGGTTGCGGATTTCAAAAACATGAATGGATTCCTGCAGTTTCTGCTACTTTTAAATCTGGTATACTTTTTCCCAACTGGGGTAAAGAAGGTAATTTATTCTGGCATCCTTTTTTAACTAACACACAGCACGATGCTGTAAAATTAAGTCAATTCGATGTTTGGTCAGCGTATCCGGAAACTAATTTTCTAGATCATGCTTTACCGTTTTTTAAATCAAGTCAAGATAATTTAATTGATCCCTACAATTTAGATTTATATGCGTATCATGTTGACTGTGGAAAATTAGTTGTTTACCTACAATCAAAACTAGAAGGATTGGTCAACGTAATCAGATCGGAAGTAAAAGAAGTAGTGAGAAATCAACATGCTGTAGAATTTTTATCACTAGTCAACGGTCAACAGATAGAAGCAGATCTATACATAGACTGCACTGGCTTTTCTAGTCTGCTAAAACAACAAGATAAGGTAAATTTAGAAGATCGTTTATTTTGTAATACAGCAGCAGTTGGGCAAATTTCTTACGAAAATGAAACAGAAGAAAAACGTCCCTATGCTATCTGTTCAGCTGTAGAACACGGTTGGACCTGGAGGATACCTGTACAACATAGACTGGGCTGCGGATTGGTTTTTAATAGAAATATCACTGATCCGGAAACAGCCAAAGACTATTTTTATGAGCATCTCAACGGTAGACTGTCTAAAGAAAAAATCAGAATCATAGATTGGACTCCCTATTACATTAAAAACTTCTGGGAAACAAATGTTGTATCTGTAGGACTCAGCGGAGGATTTGTTGAACCACTGGAAAGTACAGGAATTTCTCTCATACGATTAGGTATTAAAAAGCTAGCTGAAAAATTAAGATTAGATTTTTTTGACCAGTACGATATCGATCACTATAATGCTACGATGATAAGACATTTCGAAGACGTTGTAGATTTTGTTAACATGCATTATTCTCACTCCGATAGAGAAGGAGCATTTTGGCAACATGTTAAATCTGTTCATCAGAAATCTGACATACAGATGTATTACGAAGATATCTGCATAGACGAAAATAAAATGCTCTACGAATTATGTCAACCTGATTTAAAAGATAACAGAATATTTGGTCCAGGCAGTTGGTTCGCTTGGTTGATACAGCTAGGTGTACCTCTAAAAAAAGATATCACTATTAATCCTTTACTAGTGGAAAGAACCATGGGACTATTTTTAAAAAGTCAAGAAATCAAATCAACGAAGGGCATATCGCATCAAGATATGCTAGATTCAATTAACTCGGTGAATACGAAATGAATATAGTAATAGTAGGAGGCGGAACAGCCGGCTGGTTAGCAGCATTGATTTTATCTAAGACCAAAGGTGACTCCCATAAATTCACAGTGATAGAGTCTTCTGCTATTGGAATCATAGGAGCAGGAGAAGGCAGCACAGGCACACTGACAAATGTAATACAAAATATCACAGGAAAATATGACTGTGACGAACAGGATTTTGTAAATTCTTGTGATGTTACACCGAAATTAGGAATCAAACATGTTAACTGGACTGGGGACGGTTCTAGCTATTACGGACCGATCGACGGATCGTGGACTAGTAACAGTCCTTTAGATTTTATGTTCATACACACGTTAGCAAATTTTGATAAATCCGGTTGGCATTTAAATTCAGACAACGGGTTTATGATTGATCAGAACAGAGACACGCTGTCTATGAAAGATGGCCCGGCAGCCTATCACTTCGACGCTCATAAAGTGGGAAAATATTTTAAGAAAGTTTGCGGAGAATCAGTTACTCATATCGACGCAGAAGTGAAAACAGTGAACTTAGATGAACAGGGATTTATTAAGTCTCTAGGTTTAAGCACAGATACTACCGTCACCGGAGACTTTTTCATCGACGCTACGGGGTTTTCTAGAATATTGATGAAAGCTCTAGGAGTTAAATGGCATAGTTATAAAAATAATTTGCCAGTTGATAGAGCGATGCCTTTCTTATTAGACTATGAAGCCGATGAAACTATTTCTCCTGTGACCACAGCCTGGGCACATAGGGCCGGTTGGATGTGGCAGATACCAACTCTAAATCGCAAAGGTTGCGGTTATGTATATTCTAGTGAATTTATTTCAGATGATCAAGCCCATGAAGAGATTGAAAAGAGTCTAGGTCGTGCTGTTAAGCCTATAAAATTTATAAAATTTGAATCTGGAAGATCAGAAATTCTTTGGGAAAAAAATTGTCTTGCTATTGGGCTAGCCTCAGCATTCGCCGAGCCTTTAGAAGCGACGTCTATCCATACCACTATAGTCCAATTAGAAAGCTTTGCTAAATTTTGTCTGTCGCTGAATAAAGAATTAACCTGCGATCCAAATACCATGAATATGTATAATGAAAAACACAACTTCATGTATGATTTGCTGAAAGACTTTTTAGTTTTACATTATCAAGGAGGCAGAACTGATTCCGAATTCTGGAAATATATAAGTTCCGGAAAGACCCTAACTGATCATGTTTCTGCGATCATAGGAGTGTGCCAACACAGGGTTCCAAACAGCAGTATGTTTCCAGGGATTCCAGGAGCAGCAGGATGGCCATTGTGGAGTTACATCCTAGCAGGCACGGGAAAACTCACTCCCGAAATAGCTAGAAAAGAACTTGAACTACATAGAGTAGTAGACTTAGCAAGTAAAGAGTACTATAATATGAGTAATATAACATCTGCTAAGATATCAAATTTACCCGATAATACCGATGAACTTCGAACAAGACAACATAGAAATATTTGATATTTTCAAAGTTCCTCTAGCAAGGAAAGATTTTTTTATTGATGAAAATAAAAAACAAGAAATATTAAAATTATTCTACGAGATAGAAAAAAAATTACCGCTGAATAACGATTCCTATCCCAGAGGAAGCTATACAAGTTTTGACACTATAGATAAGATCTTCGATCTTGAAGAACTTAAACCGATCAAAGATCATGTTTTAATGTCAGCCCAAGAATTACATAATAGAATTGGACTAATAGGAGAATTAGAATTAGCAAAATCTTGGTTTAGTATAAACAGAGAAAATTCTTATCATGGTATACACCATCATTGTCCTGATATATGGAGCGGTGTATATTATCTACAAGCAGAACACGATGATGCCGCTATAGCATTTATGAACACAAATATAATGTATACTAACTGGCCCTTTAAGGCAAGGCGTGATCTTAATGATTACAACACATCAGAAAAGATCTGCAGAGTTTCTAGTGGAATGACACTGTTTTTTCCTAGATATCTTTGGCATCGCGTTAATCAACAATACACAGATAGTGAAAGAATCACTATCGCATTTAATTTAAATTTAAAAAATGTCTAAAGCTAGATTTAACATTACTATAGGATTAGACCGAGACGGTACTATCAACGAAGATAGAGGATATATTTCACATCCAGACGGATTCGTTCCTATAGTAGGAAGCCTAGAAGCTGTGGCACAGATACGTGCTAAGGGATATAATATCGTTATATTGACTAATCAGGCAGGCATTTCCAAAGGATTACTAACCCAGCAAGATGTAGAATCTGTAAATCATAGGATGTTAGAACTATTAGGTCAGGCAGGTTGTCCTAGCATAGATGGAATATATTACAGTACTACTAACTTAAAAGATGATATGTTTGCTAAACCTAACATAGGTATGTTTCGCAGAGCAGAAGAAGAACAAGGTGTTAAATTCAAAGGCGGTGCCTTTGTGGGAGATAAGATCAGCGATCTCAAAGCTGCAGAAAAAATAGGAGCTACACCTGTACTGGTCAAAACAGGACACGGTGCAGATACTTTAAAAGAATTAGATAGATACGCACACAGAGATTTAAAAAAGAAAACTATGGTTTTTGATGATCTATGGTCGTTTGCTAACGCACTGCCTTATAATGAATCATGAGAATACTAGGTGTAAGTCCTCTTCATGATAGTACAGTGGCTGTAATAAACAACGGAGAAGTAGAGCTTTTCTTTAAAGAAGAGAGATATACTAGAAAAAAAAGAGAAAGCCATCCTATCAAGTCTCTGATCAAAGTTTTAGAAAACGTCACGGGTAAAATCGATCACGCTTGTATCGCAAGTCCTTCCCCGGCAGATATCGAATCAGCATTTTTATCTACAACACTATCGAGGATGTTTGATTGTCCAGTAACTGAATACATGGAACATCATCATTTGAGTCACGCAAGTTTAGCTTTTTACAATAGTGGATTTGATCGAGCACTGATTTTTGTAATAGATCGAGATGGTTCGGTGATCGAAGGCTGTATGCGAGAAGCAGAAACAGTTTTTGTAGCAGAATATCCCTGTGAATTTAAAACATTACACAAGAATTTTTGGGTACATGATTTAGGTTCCACTACCGATACGAAGCACTTTGACGTTTTCCGTCGTCTATCACAACAGCCCTATAGTTTTAATGCCGACACAACTATGAGCACGGTTAAAATTTATGAATCCGCTACTACACTCATAGGCGAAAAACCTTTAGAAAACGGAAAAACCATGGGACTAGCTGCCTACGGTGAAGATAAAGATTTTGTAGAATTTTATAATCAAGGAAGACCGCAGGATAGATTATTCACACACGGCCCTTTTGTAATACCTGGATTTAATTCTACAATTTTTAAAGATTATATAGATAGACAAACATCCAATCTTTCAGAAGAAAATTACAAATTTTATGCTGACTACGCCTATCAGGTGCAGAAGCAGACACAGGAATTCGTAGGAAACTTAGTCGGCGAATGGATAGAGAAAACTGGAATTAAAAAAGTTTGTCTATCTGGCGGGTATGCTCTGAATGTTGTTTGTAACGGTTATCTCGTTAAACAGTTTCCCGATGTAGATTTTTATTTTGAACCATTAGCAGATGACAGCGGAAACAGCCTAGGCGCAGCTATGCATCTTTATAGATTCATCACTAAAGATCAAACAATCAATCCTATACAAGATACTTTCATACATGGTATTCACGAAGATAAAAAAATCGATGGACACGATTGCGATTATGAGCGGTTAGTAGAACAGTTGATTCAACAGAAAACAGTGGCGGTCTATAACGGTTTGGCAGAAAGCGGACCGAGAGCATTGGGAAATAGATCTATTTTGTTTGATGCTAGAAATCCAGACGCTAAAAAAATCGTAAATCGAATAAAAAAGAGGGAATGGTATAGACCTTTCGCTGCCATGGTATTAGAAGAGGATTTTGCTGAATATTTTGATAACCACGGAATAGTAAAATCAGAATTCATGACTGTTAGTTTTCAATGTAAAAAATCAGTAGAGATACCCGGAGTGGTTCATGTCGACGGAAGCTGTAGAGTGCAGACTGTTTCAGAAAAAATTTCACATATCTACAACCTCTTAAAAGCTTTCAAAGATAAAACGGGCTGTGGAGTTTTACTCAATACTAGTTTTAATCTAGCAGGTGAACCTCTGGTAGAAACTGTAGAAGATGCTGTAAAAACTTTTGATAGTTCAGAAATCGATATCCTATGGTTCCCTGAATCAGGTAAGATAATTAAAAAACAATGAATGATATAATTAAAAATTCCGAATCGGGTCAAGAACAATTCGCATTAAAACATGCCAATTATAAAAATAACGGATACTTCGTTGACATTGGAGCAGCTGACGGAATTACAGCTAGTAATAGCTTCACCTTGGAAAAATGGTTTAAATGGGACGGAATATGTGTAGATCCGAATCCTGCCTTTTTACAAAGTTTAATAAATTGTAGAGACAATTTTGTTAGTACACTGTGCGTTTATTCAGAATCTGGAAAAATTCTACCTTTTAGATTTATAGCTGATCAATCTTTGCCGTATGGTTTAAATTTTAAAGCAGGATTAAGTCAATACAATAATTCCTATCATCCTTCCATAGATGAAAAATACAAAACTATTAATGTTTATACTATTTCTTTAACTGATTTATTAATATTATACCAAGCACCAAAACAAATAGATTATTTGAGTTTAGACACAGAAGGCAGCGAGTATGAAATTTTAAGAACCTTTGATTTCGATCAATACAGTATCAGTTGCATCACAGTCGAACATGCTAACAATCCTCTAAGAGAACCCATAATCGAATTGTTGGAATCTAAGGGATATACTAGAGCAGAATCGGAACAACCCTACAATGAAGATTGGTTTTATAAAAAATGAGATCATTATTTTTAGGTGACAGTCATACACAGGGATATTGGAGAGAGCAAGTCGCTCATATGAATTTTCCACACGTCTGGCAACCCAACAACTATGCTGAAATTTATTCTGATTTATATTCAAAGTCTGCTGTAATTTATGCTATGAGTGGTACTACTATACAAAGATACCCAGACTGGCTTAAATTTTGTCTAGACAAATACTCAGATGTTGACGAAGTATTTGTTCAAGCACTACACTGGAATAGATTTATGTTGAGCGGATCTGATCTTAGAGACTATACCGAGGAAATATCTATAGATTATTTCACTAAATTACACAGCGAAACAGATCTGCTATCTAGATATTCTGATTATCCAGAAGAATTAGCAGAACAAGATAATGTACAACGATCAAATCATTTTTATCCTCAAAAAATAGCACCAGAAGATTATGAAACTTTGAAATATTTGCCAAAAAAATATAAGCCAAATCTTCAGAAGGATCCTTACATAGTTGTAAAACTGTGGTCTGAATTGATGACACATCTACAACACAGAGAATATTGTAGAACATTATTTTTAATGGATAGACTCTGCGCAGAAAAAAATCTAAAAATGTATCTCTGGAGAGTAAATGATCGAGTTTATATGCCAAAAAATATCGAATTATACGGCAAAATGAAATCAATCGTTAAGATAGAAAAATCTGCCGAAACTTACTTAAAAGAAATAGGTTACGATATAAGTGAAATGCTGATGCCCGATGACGAACATTATACCTTACAGGGGCATTTAGAAATAGCTCACAAATTTCTTCCGTGGTGTAAGGGCGTTAAAATCCTCGATACTTAGGTTCAAATCCCCACGCTGTTTGTTTAACCTTGGCATCAAAATCATTATATGTTTCGTCTAATGCTTTTAGATTAATAAATTCGTCAACAAACATTTGTTGATTTTCTGACAACGCCGGATCTTGTTTCATTTTTTCTTTTAATAACAGCAACCACTCTGCGTGTTGTTTTACACTAGGATGAGGCTCCATCCACCGATCATTTTTATCTTTGCGGAACGTTTTTTCATTTGGATTATTTTTATCAAATTTAAACCACCAATGGTCGTGAGGAGTAGTTTTACAATATTCCATTATAGGCAAAACCCACTTATCTTCCCTTTCTAACCAAATACGATTTCTGTAATCTAATAATTCTGGAGTTTTTTCCCACACATCAAAAATTCCGCCTTGTTCGTCGGGGTGCTCCCCGTCTACAGTTCTACCTGAAATTTCTATGCTTAATTTACTGTGATCAGTCATAGATGTCATGTACCATTCGCAACCTATGCCGTCTAAAAATCCCTGTACTAATAATATGTTATTTAGAGTGTGGACATAATATGCCCGTTCGTCCCAGAATGTTTCCATCCACTCCTTGCTATAAAACTTTTGATTTTGTTCAGTAAAAATACTACCTTTAGTTCTCCAATGACTATAATCTGTTTTAGGTCGTCTAAAGTGGAGCCAATCGTGTCTTAGATGACTGGTCCACTGAACTACAACTAAATCAGAAGGTTCGATTTTAAACTTGGCATGAGCTTCTGCAACTCTTTCTGCGATTGCTCGATTTCCTAATCCCGGCCAAGCCCAGTTATGAAATAAGAAATAATCTTTACCTAAAATATCGGCCCAAGTCGGCCAAAGATAATTTGTAAAACTACAGCCAAATGCGAATAATCTTCTAGGTAACATTTTTTTCCTTAATAGTTTTCGTTTTTAACAGTACGAATGATTTCTAACATCGTTTTGTGAGAAATAGTTTGACATCTTAATCTTTTTTGTTCGTCGATTAAGAATCTAGCTTCGTCCTGTCTTTCTTGGGGAATAGTTAACATATATTCCTTTCTAATAGCATCAACATCAAATAGTCCTAGTCCATATAAAACTAATATATGATGGAAAGCAGTAAACAGATAAAAGCTACTACCTTCAAAGTCGTCGATAGAAGGTAGTTTATATTTCCATGTTTCTAATTTTTGTGATAGACTTTCGGGCAATTTAATTTTACTAACATCTTTCCAAAAATCACTGCTTCTTCTATCAGTAACATAATGCAGAGCGATAAAATCTCTAATATTATCCAGCAATTTGCCCATCGATCGATTATAAGATTCGATAGTGCTAGGATTGTAATTTATTAATTTTTCACACATTAAAAAACACTGCTGTATACTTGTTCCGATAGAACTGGCTTCTAACGGCTCTACAAAACTAGCACTGAGACCTACGGCTACACAGTTACTGATCCAGGGACGATCTAATGCCCCGGGGGTAAATTCAATTTTTTTAGCGATGTCAATTTTTCTACCAAAAAACTTTTCAACTTCTTCGTGCGCTTGATCGGCAGTGATATAATCTCCGTCATAGATATAACCGTTACCGTTCCTTCCCCAGACTGGTATAGTAAACATCCAACCGTATTCCATGGCCTGAGCTCTAGTCCACATAGGAATTTCCTCGTCGCTTTCTGTAGGAAATACTATGGCATTTTTCATTTTCAAATACTCACCGTAGCTTTGCCATTTCGCTCCTAGCGCACCTATCAGCATTCTTCTCCACCCAGTCGAGTCAACATAGAAATCATAATTATAGATTTGTTTTTCGCCGCGTAAATTAGATATTTGATTTTGTTCATCTAGAGAAACTTCTAGAATTTCATCGTCTAAAACTGTTATACCTCTTTCCTGACACTTTCTAGTGAGCCAAGAATTTAATTTATTAGTATTAAAATGATATTGTATTACAGAGCTCATATTTTCTTGAGTTACAAAATATGTGTTTACTCTGCTGTCCCAAGCATGGCTAGAAACTAGATCTTTTGGATGAGTAGCATCAGAAATTAACTGGCCGTAGATAAAGGGATATCTGTTATGGAATAAATTATATCGTCCAGTTATGCTTTGGAGATAATCTTTTTCACCCCAGCCCTTAAACATAATACCGCTCTTAAAACTAGCATCACATTCTCTGATCATTTCTGCCACATCTAATCCTACATATTCCATAAAACTGGACCAGTGTTCTGTAGATCCTTCGCCGACACCAATGATACCAATTTTTTCTGATCGGATAACATCGATATCCATGAAAGGAAATTTTGTTTTTATTATCAACGCAGCAACTAATCCTGCTGTACCGCCCCCGATAATGCCTACGGTTTTTACTTCTTTCATAACAGTTCCTGTATTTTTTTATCTAAAGTTTCAAAAACCAAAGTATTACCTAGATCAGTATAATGATTAACATCTCCTCGATGATCGTTCCAAATAGATCGAAAATCTATATGATTATTTTCTATGACTAGATCTTCGGGGATGTCAGCATGAGAAATGCTGATATAAGGTTTTTTTATCATGTCTTTGATTTTTTCACGCAGCATATTATAGATATCAGTTTGATATTCATCGTCGTAATGATAGTCAAACCACCCTTTTGCTGCTTTTAATGATTTGTTGAAAAAATTTAACCTATCAACGTCGTTATAAATCAAATCGCAGTTTTCATGCAGACCCTGTCTGTGTATAGGGTGCTGCCTAGTGTGTACTCTGCTGGGGCTAGTATGACTTACAATTACAAGGTCAAAATTTAAAAGATTCACAGATCCTATCTGTTTTAAAATTTTGTATTCTCCAACACCGGCCTGTGCTAGATTTTTTACATTATACTTTAGTGCTAATTTTTTAGGCCACCCTTCTCCAGGCCAATCCGCTGCGAAGCTGTCCCCGCAGATTAAAATATTTGTCATCTGATAAATTCTACCCAGGTATTCATGATGTACTTGACTCCAGACAGCGGTGGATTTCCTCTGTGGGTATGGGTGAAATTTCCTGGACAGATCAGCAGAGTGCCCTGTTTAGCGGCCACACGCTTATGTTGATATAGGAATTCTGTCTCTCCTCCGGATTCTACATCGTTGAGATATAAAATCACTAAAAATAATCTTGTGCTGGTATTAACTGTACACTGTTCGCAATGCCACACATGATAGCCCTCGCCAGGTAGATTTTTCTGTATTTTTATTTTACCTTTAAATCCGATGACATTTGATGTAGATTCCAGGACTCCGTATTCTTTTTGATATAGCTCAAAATATTTCCAAAAGATATTACCGAACTCTGCGGTAAAGTAGTGATCCATGTCAGAAACAACAGTGTCTTCTGGCTCTAAGGGAATCCTAGAATTCATTAAAAAATACGTTTCGTTGTCTTTATCTATGTATTTGCTGTTTTCGTTTTCTTTTCTGGTCTGAGCCCTTCCTAGAGATTTTACATACTCGTAGTGCTCTATGATGCGTTCACAGCTATCTTTGCTTAGGGCGTTTGGAAACACACCTATAAAGTTGTCAATTTCGTAATTTTCCATGATTTTTCCGCTGGTACTTTAATTATCCATAATCTCTTAGTAGTTTATGTAAAGATGAGTATAAATATACAGTAAACTTTCTGACCGAGGAGAAAAAAATGCCAGAAGTAAAGTTATCAACATACAATGACTATCCAAAAGAACGCCTCGATCCCTTGTCTTCAAACGAAGACATGGTGTGTTTTTTCTGCAAAAGGCCAGAAAAAGAGATCGCAGGTAAACTAGAAAATCATGCTCCAAGCTGTAAGTGGAGACTGAAAAAAGAATCACAATAATCAATTCTTAAAATAGCCTTCGATACCCGTGGTTCTGATATATAAAGAACCATGGGTAATCAACTAAGCGGCTATGTTAAAAAAGGTTGGGGACACGAATTAATTTGGTCCACTAACGAAAAATACACAGGTAAATTACTAGTATTTGAACAAGAAGGTTCAAAATTTTCTATGCATTTCCACATAGAAAAAGATGAAACTTGGTATGTCAGTGTAGGCAGTTTTACCCTACGTTGGATAGACACTGCTACTGCGGAAATTAACGAAAAAATTTTAAACACTGGAGATACCTGGCGTAATTTGCCCACAGTGCCTCATCAGTTAATAGCAAGATCCGCAGGAGCCACAGTGATAGAAGTCAGCACTGCAGATTCAGTAGAGGACAACTACAGAATACTGCCCGGAGACAGTCAGCAATGAATTTCATAGAAGAATATTCCCGAGCTTTTCCCGAAGAGTATTGTCAAACGGTAATACAGAGATTTGAAGACATGGTTCGAATGGGGCAACATCTCACGCAGGACGATATCACAAAAAATCAAGATGACAGGATTTTCTTTGACTGGGCCTTCCATAATCAACGACACTACAACATAGATCCAGATATCTGTGCGTTCTTCTACCAAACACTGAATCAATATTACAAAGAATATGCGAAAAAATACAGCATATTGGGTATCTGTTTCCAACATACTCCTAAGGGCATGAGTGTACAGAGAACAGGACCGCATCAGGGCTATCATTCTTGGCACTGTGAAAATGCTGATGCTGCATCGTCTAATCGCATACTGGCCTATACGCTGTATCTCAATACTGTAGAAGAGGGTGGAGAGACCGAATATCTTTATCAAGGCGTTAAAGTCAAACCCGAAACAGGAAAATTAGTTATATGGCCTGCATATTTCACGCACCCGCACAGAGGAAATCCTATATATTCAGGATACAAATATATAATCACGGGCTGGTACACACTAGATCACTGATATGACCAAAGTAGTAGTTAACGGAAGTTTTGATATTTTACACCTAGGACATCTTAGGCTTTTAGAATATGCTAGGTCTTTCCCACAGAGCTATGTGTTAGTGCTAACTGACAGTGATCGCAGAATACGAGAATTAAAAGGTCCCGAGCGACCCATACACAACGAATACGAACGCTGTAGTTTTCTATTTGCTATAAAATCAGTGGATCGCGTAGAAACATTTGACTCAGACCAAGAACTCGAAAGACTGCTAAAAGAATTTGGACCTGATATAATGGTCAAAGGCAGCGATTACAGAGGTAAAAAAATCATCGGAGCCGAATACTGTAAAGAAATTAAATTCTATGACAGACTTGAAAAATACTCAACCACAAACAAAATACAAGATATTATTAATCGGAGATAACTGTCTCGATGTATATCAATACGGTACAGTGGATAGAATCAGTCCAGAAGCACCCGTGCCTGTGTTTAAGTTTGTCAGAGAAGAACAAAGACCCGGTATGGCCGGAAATGTAGAATTAAATTTACAATCCTTAGGCTGTGAAGTAGATTTTTTTACTCCCTTATCTGTTAGTAAAAAAACTAGATTAATCGATCTAAGATCTAAACAACATCTGCTGCGAGTTGATGAGGATACTGCTGCAGATCCCATCAATGTGGACGATGTTGAAAATTTAAATAATTATCATGCCATAGTGATCAGTGATTATAACAAAGGTGCGGTTACCTACGAATTAATTCAGCAGCTGAGAAAAAATTACATAGGGCCCATGTTTATGGATACTAAAAAAACACATTTATCTTCTTTCCGGGGTATATTTGTTAAAATCAACGAACTAGAATATAAGAATATCAAAAGCACCAACGACAGTTTGATAGTAACCCTAGGCAGTCGCGGAGCTATGTATAAGACCGGTGACGATCTCGAACAAGAAACCTTATATTCCTGCCCTAGAGTAGAAGTAGTAGATGTTACCGGAGCGGGAGATACTTTTTTGTCAGCGTTTACATTTGAATTCTTAAGATCACGGAATCACGAAACTGCCGTAGATTTTGCTAACCGTGCCGCAGGAATAACGGTACAGCATCTAGGCTGTTATGCGCCTAGTCTAGGAGAAATAGAATGATAGCGATCACCGGAGCAGGTGGATTTATAGGCAGTGTGGTCTTGGGTTATCTTAATCAACAGGGCATCACAGATATCAGAATTTTTGATGATCTACCCGATCCTCGGCAGTATAAAAATCTTGTGGACAAAAAATATCTCAGCATACATTCTACCGCAGAGCTGATCAGCAACTGCACTGATCTAGAAGCAGTGATACATCTAGGAGCCAATGCCAATACTCTTGAAACAAATTGGATGGAGTTGTACAAAAGTAATGTGCTGAGCACCAGACGCTGGCACGACCTCTGTAAAGCTGCCAATAAAAAGTTTATCTGGGTATCCAGCGCCGCAATCTACGGAAACGGCCGCGGTCCATTAAATCAATATGCGTTTAGTAAGTATACCTTAGAAAAAGAGTGTACAAACGGTGTCTGTTTAAGATTATTCAATGTTTACGGACCCAACGAGTATCATAAAGGGCGCATGGCATCTACAATATTCCATTGGTATAATCAGTTATCCGAAAGTGATAATTTAAATATCTTCGAAAATAGTAACAGCTATCATAGAGATTTTGTGTGGGTTGAAGATGTAGCAAAAATCATAGCTTTTTTCATTAAAAATTATCAACCCGGCAGCTACGATGTGGGATCAGGAATTAGTACCAGTTTCAACAGCCTAGCCGATCAACTGATCGCACAGTTAGGCACTGGTTCTAAAACAGAAATACCTATGCCCGAAGATTTAAAATCTCAATATCAAACAGATACAGTAGCAGATCTCAGCGGTCTAGTCCGGGCAGGATACGACGTAGAAACCCTGTTAGACCCCGCTACAGGCATAGAAAAATATTTAGAATATCTCAAACTGAGCAAATACTACTAAAAACCAAAGCGGATAAATACTGTGTACAAATAAGACCAGATTATGTCCAATATTCCTATAACACAACTGCGTTTAGTAGGCAGAAATACAGACTTTCTAGACCGTAAAATCGGCCAGAGGGGCGAGATTTTCTATGATCAACAGCAGAACGAGCTGAGATTGTATGACGGAGATACTGCGGGCGGCTATTCATTACAGCGAGCAGATCTAGCAGTAGCTCTGGATCTTTCTAACGTAGACAACGACGATTTTAAAAACAAAGCGGCTGCTGCTGGAATTTCGGCTAGCACTACCATAGACGATGTGCCTCCCCCAACTCCTAATCAAGGAGAGCTTTGGTTTGACATAGAGTCTGGCGTTCTTTATGTGTACTATAACGACGGTACATCTTCACAGTGGGTACAGCCTACATCAGTTCAGTATGGAACCGGAGGCGGTGGTGGCGGTGGGGCTACGAATATTGACAGCTTGACCGATGTAACCATTTCTAATCCTTCAACAGGACAAGTACTAAAATATAACGGCACTGCTTGGGTCAACGATACCGATGCCACAGGCGGTGGCGGTGGTGGATCTTCTAATTCATTTGCCACTATTTCTGTAGCTGGCCAGAATAACGTAGTAGCAGATTCTTCTACAGATACTCTTACTCTAACTGCAGGTGCAGGAATCACATTAACAACAGATTCTACAACTGATACGATCACAATAGCTGCTACTGGTGGAGGTGGTGGTGTTTCTCAATTTTCTTTGCTAGATGAAGTTGCTGAATCTTCTTTGAGCATAGATCAAATCTATCTTCAAGCCATAACTAGATTAGCAGTGACCAATACTGGGGCAAGCGCCTATAATTTCGATCAGTACACCGGCAATAATCCTACGATATATGCCATAGGCGGAACTACGATAGCATTTAAATTAAATGTCACCGGCCATCCATTCTTGATACAAGACGGTACAGGTAATAACTACAATACCGGTCTAGTCCATGTGGCAACAGATGGCACTGTGAGCACAGGTGCTGCTGCTCAAGGCAAAATTTCTGGAACACTGTATTGGAAAGTTCCGGGATCAATCAGCGGTAATTACAGATATCAATGTCAAGTACACGGTGTGATGATTGGCACCATTGTTGTTAAGAACATAGTTTCATTATAAGTTAAATATTAATTATGGCAATAAATTTTCCAAGTAATCCGCAGATAAACGACACAATAACCAGTGGTAGTACCACATGGAGATACAATGGAGTTGCCTGGGTAGTAGTTCCGCCAGGAACACTGGCACTGACTAGTTTAACCAGTACAGATATTAATGTAACTAATCTAACAGTCACTGGGACTGTTACCGGTATTGATCAAAGTTTTAGTCTTGGCGAATTGACCGATGTAGATTTAGCTACCAATCCGCCAGCAGATCAGCAATCTCTAGTATATGATGCTATTTTACAAAAATGGAAACCAGCATCGGTTACAGGAGGCGGCGGCAGTTTTAACGGTGGAGCTATAACTAACCCGCTGTTTGTCAACAATGATTCTAATACCACTGGCAGTACCTCTGGAGCTATAAGAACCACAGGCGGTATGTATGTGGCAAAGGACATATTTACAGACGGAACCATAACTGTTAATGACGGCAATGATCGAATCGATATGCGATCTTCTTCGGAGATTAGATTCAACAATACCGGAAACACAGGTTATATTGGATTTAAAGCCCCTACAACTATATCTACAAGCAGAACATTTACTCTACCGCAAGGAGACGGAACTTCTGGACAGGTATTAAGAACCAACGGAGCGGGAGTTTTAAGTTGGGTCACTGTGGTCAGTCCAACAGGTGGATTTGCTGCCGCTGGACAAAACACTCAAGTACAATATAACGACAACGACGATTTTGCCGGCGACGTTAGATTTACATTTAATAATTTCACAGGATTATTAACAGTACCGGCTCTAACAGCCACTGGCGTAGTTACATCTTCTGATACCACAGCATCAACCAGTTCAACAACCGGAGCTGTAAAAATCAGCGGAGGAGTGGGAGTAGCAGGACAACTAAACGTAGCAGGTGCTACAAACAAATTCACAGGCAATACAGCCTCAACCTCCACAGTCACGGGAACGATTGTAGTAACTGGCGGGGTAGGAGTATCAGGAAGGATTAATGCGGGTTCCACTGTCAGTGCTGACACAGCGCCGACTAACGCAGAACACCTGACAAATAAACGATATGTAGATGCTAATATATTAGCATTCTCAGTGGCATTTGGAGCATAAGGATAAAAGATGGCAAAGAAACTAGTTAAAAATTATGTGTTTAGTCCGGGATTAGGAATTGGAGACAATCAATATCCCAACGCCTATAGTTTAATATTCCAGAATAAAGTTTTTATACAGTCAGAAATCACAGCTTTTATCACAAACCAAGTAGCGGATGCAGTCAAATGCGAACGCGATCTAGGATATTTGATCGATGGTGTGGGTTTTGATATCACACTAGGCACTAACTACAACGCTATATTTTTAGGTCTAGCTGAATACAATTCTTTAGAAAACAGCCCTACTGTTTTAAGAACTATCGCTAGAGCCAGGGATCAAGTAGCAGCACTGTCCGACGTGGCTGTTGATTCGGCAGCATTGTCAAGAAGCAACGCATTCTTCAATGAAGTTATCGATATCGCACAAAATGGTAGATCGGCAGCCAATGTTTTATCATTTCCGACCCCAACAGGTGCCTCTGCTGCGTTGGTCAATGCTAAAAATAGACTAGTAGCCAACAGAACATTTTTAGCCAAGGAAGTTAATGCTTGGGTGCATGTGAATTATCCTAGCCACGACCACGATGAAGCCAAGTGCGAACGAGATGTAAAATATGCTATCGATGCTCTATGCTATGATATCCTTTATGGTGGAAATTCAGCCACCTTCGATCAGGCTAAATTCTTCTTTTACGGTTTTGCCAACAATGCTCCTGGTATCGACCCCACACATAGATTACAAACCGTAGCAGCCTACAATAGATTACAGGCCATAGTACAACAGGTTGTTCTTGGAACATCAGTTACACTGTCTATCACGGACACTAACGATCCTAGATATCCAGGAGTACAAGATACCAGCGGAGGTAACGCTACTTCAACCGAAGCAACAACTTTATCTAACCTAGTACAGATAACCGAAGATGTAGTCAATCAGACCAGCCAGGCGAATGCCAACGCATATCTATCAGGTGTAGGCAGAACAGCACCTTCAGTGACCTGGGCAGCAGGTGGTCTTCAATCTGCTAAGTCTACCATAGATACTAATAAAACTACAATCATTAACACAGTTAACGGTTTTAAAGATTATATTTTCAGCGAATCTAAGTGTCAGCGTGACAGCGGATACGTTTTAGATGCACTGTTATATGACCTACGCTACGGCGGCAATGAAGAAACACGTAGAGTTTCAACATTCTATTGGGTAGGAACCGTTCCTCAAATTGACGGAACTAGACTCGCTGAAGTAGAAGCTTATCTATTCACTGCAGATCTTATCAATAACTTTATCATAGACAACATTGAAGATCTTAATCCGGAACAAGGCGTTGCTCAGCAGGTTATCGACTTAACCAAAACTGGAGAATCTGCGGCTAAGACAAGAGTATCTGCTCTATTAGAAGATGTAGCAGACGTTATCGAATTCGGATTATCGGTGTTACCAGCACAGGTTATCGGTCTCGGTCGTGTAGAATTACTTGATAAAATCGGTCTTGAAGATATCCTTATTATCACCAACGTTACTACCAACGAAGTCATCTACAACTTCGCTGAACCAACCAAAGGCGGCCAGGCTAGATTTGAATCAGGTAATTCACTAGCATACCCTACAGCTATTTCAGTTAGCAACGGTACTACAGTAATTAACTTCAATTACAACACTGCTGCGATGTCTGCAGCAGATACTATACAGGTATTCTTAGAAGAATCAGAATTACGAGTTCGACCATACGACTTTGGCACAGACGCTATCGAACGCATGCGTGTAGCACAGCCACGTGCTATGATCGACGCAGACTTTGAGTATGGTTTACAACCAACTAAATGGCAGGCTATAGGTACTCAGAGAGGTTACCCAGCTACCTATGAAACAGGAGCTTCTGATATTTTAGTTACATCTGTGGTCACAGATGCTTCAACAGGAACCAGCGGGGTTGGATCTAGTTTAATTACTTGTAATACTGTTTCAGCTCACTTGCTTCAGGTGGGACAACCATTTACAATTAGAGCTCTTAGCTCATCTGTATTGGGATTTGCTCGTGCTGAGGGAACCTTTTTAGTTAACAGTGTTCCAACAACAAATTCATTTACCTATTATGCCAAATCAAAAGTTGGAACCACCAACGGTGAAGTTTTAGCTACAACAAATACACAGCTAAGAGAATCAAGATTTTATACCGGTGCGGCACTGCCTACACCAACTATCACAGTGGCAAGTAACGGTGCCAGCGGTACTATTACCACAGCCTTATTGATTCCCACAGGTTCATCAACTATAGCCTATAACGGATCTGCTCCAGGACTGGGCGTGCCGTTGACAGTCAGCGGAATTCCTTCAGGAACACAGGTAGCAGGTCAATTTGGATCTGGAGGTAGTGTTGGCAGTTTCTATCTAGCCAGCGGAGTAACCCCGGGTACATCATCAATATCATTAACTAACGTAACTGGAATTGAGCCTGGCATGGCACTGTCCGATGGTAGTGTAGGAAATGTACAGGTAGTGGTAAATTCTGTAGTTGGAAATACACTCAATCTAAGTGGTCCTATCGACACTACATATAGAGGTGACGATCAAAATTATTCTACGATAATCCTATCATCGGCAAACTTTATCAACGGTATAGGTACTGGTGCTACATTTAACGTTACCGCAGTGACCCCTAACTATACTTCGATTACTATAAACAACGGCGGTATCAATTATCAACAAGGCGATCTTGTTGATATCGACGGAGCTCTGCTCGGCGGATCTACTGGCGTTAACGATATTAGATTGCTAGTCACCGGAGTTAGCAGCGGTGCTATCACTACATTTGAAAGAGTTAATAATTTACCTGCTGCTGCATCGGCAACATATACTGGTGTGGCATCAGATGGTTCTGTAGGTAATTTATTTGGTAATAACGCTACTATCACAATTAGAAGAAATGCAGGTACATATTCTATCGTCAGCATCGACGATGATGGAACTAGCGGATATTACCTATACAATAGATATAGAATATTAGGTACGGATCTTGGAGGTCTAAGTCCTGGAAATGATGCGATTGTTCAGATCACATCAACTGATTCAGGATCTCCGGCCACTGCGGGACAGGTTACCGGGGTTTCGATAACCGGTACAGCCATACGTGGACAACAGGTAACAATATTATCAACGGTTACTCTAACTGCTCCAACGACTAGTTCAATATCTGCCAGCACATCGATTTCTTTCAGCGCCATTGCTACCATACAGGTTGCCTTTGCCAGCAATCACGGACTAGTTCCAGGCAGTGCTATCATAGTGGCTATAGCTTCCGGGGGATCAAATCATACATTGGCAGCTGGTCCATATTCTGTTGAAAGAGTAGTT